GCTGGTACATATAATCTCATCACCTGCAAACGCAACAACGAAGGGGATCTCGTTTACAAACGAGAAGTGAATGCCTTTTTAGAGATGGAGCTAGAAAATCAATTCGTATTCAATATGATGAAAAAAGCAGGAGTTCCACTCATTCACCGAGAAGATGTGAATAAAGCATATGCTCTTGGTGAAGCCGCCATTAACATGGCATATACGATGAATCAATTGGTCTTAAAGCGACCTATGCAAGATGGTTGTGTTAATCCGTCTGAGAAAGACGCTTTTCAAATCATGAACATCATGATGCATAGCCTTTTGGACAATGTAACCCACGACAAAGAGCTTCTATATTACAGTGTTCCAGCAAATGCCATTAATGCCGAAACAGATGCAGAATATCATGCCAAGCTTTTGGAAGCCATTTTCAAAGCATATAAGTCAGACAAAGGCTATATGGTAGACGCTCGACCAATTAACGAAGCCATGGCTTTGGTTTATGCCGAATTAGGTGATAAGATGTTCACGGGCATTGGTGTTAGTTGTGGTGCCGGAATGGTTAATGTGGCTTTCTCATTGTTTGGAGCAGAAGTCTTTAGTTTCTCCATTGTGAACTCTGGTGACTGGATTGACAAACAAGCTGCAAGAGCAACTGGTGAATCGATTGCTTTTATCAACAAGGAAAAACATAAGATCGATCTAAATAAAGAACCAACCACTCTTGTAGAAAGAGCCATCAAGACACAATATGAGTTAATGATCGAAAAGACCATCGGCGGAATCAAAAAAGGCTTGGTTGAAAATCAGGACAAGAAAGCTCGATTGGATCATCCCATTGATGTTGTTGTTGCTGGTGGTAGTGCAAGTCCTCCGGGTTTTGATACTTTGTTTAGAAGTTTAATGACAGCTTCGGAAATGAATGTTGATATTGGCGAAGTGATTCGACCAGAAGACCCTATTTATTCGGTGGCACGAGGATGCCTTGTTGCCGCTGAAAACGCAGGAAGTATTTAACCTAAATTAGGAAAGGGTAATGAAATGACAGAATGTATTCACAAATTCGTGAACGACCTCGGTGTAGCTGCTTATCTCCTCATGCACGGCTATGCTGTAATCGGAAAGCGGGGAAGATCGATTTATTTCGAGTGTGCCAACGAGGAAGAGGCACAAGGGTTTGACAGATTGGTGTTGGAATACCAACCTCCTTGTGAGTTTTACACCTTTGACTCTTGTTTGATGTTTCTCAAAAAGATTAACGAAGTCGTGCCAGAAAATCTTGAAGACAGTCACCACAAAGTGGTCTCTGATTTAGGTGTGGCCGCTTATCTTCTTATGAAGGAGTATGGAGACAATAGTCTAGGCGTCAAGGTTATTGGCAAAAAAGGCAAATATGTCTATTTTGAACACCCAGAAGGTAAAGGTGATGATTTTGAAAGGCTTTCTTATCAATATCTTCCTAGCCCCTTCCAGACCTATGATTCCAATCTCATGGCTCTAAAGAAGATCGGAGAGTATATGCCGAGCAAAAATACCTTTGCCTAAAGATATATAATCCTAAGCCAGCACAGAAGAGGGAGAACAAGCTATGCGAAGTTTTGCAGAATATCGTCAGAATCAGCTTAGACAAGTCATTCGACGTGGAAGTTTGCGAGAAGGTTTCGAAAAACATTTTGAAATTTTACGATTAGATTTAGTGGAAGCTATTAAACTTCCACTTTGCCCACAGAATTCAATTCTGGCAGAGGTTCAATACAATCAATGTCGCAGACAGGATTACGCCCAAAACCGTTATCTTATCGAGCAAATGATTCAAGTATGCAAAGAAGATTTTTTTGATGAGTTAATGATTGAAGCCAGCAGTGCTGGGGCAGATCTAGAACAATTCCAAAAAGAACTCATTGCTAAAATCAAAGAATTCTTGGATCAACTTCGTGCTGATGTGGGTGTGGCAACTCAAGCTGGAAGACAGGATGGTGATGCGGGTGGTGCTGGTGCCATCTCTGGCGGTTCGCAATTGGGTACTTCTCCTGGTGCTTCTCCCGTTCCAGTTGCTCCAGGTGGCTCACAAGTTGCTCCAGGTGGCTCACAGGCTGCTCCAGGTGGCTCACAGGCTGCTCCAGGTGGCTCACAAGCTGCTCCAGGTGGCTCACAGGCTGGAGCCCCTCGTGCTGGTAATAGTGCTTATCCTCGGTGGAGTGATTACAGAGGTAATGATAGACCAGAAGTTGATGGTGGTTATAAGCCAGCAGCTTATGGACAAAAAACTCCCACAGATGGCATTCGAGGTGGTCTAAGCCGATTGTGGCGTCGTGTTACTCGTCCTATTCGTAGAATTTGGCATGGCGACCCTAACCGTGAGATGTCCAAAGAGCACGTTGAAACTTTACAGATGATCTTTGACGAAAATAACACTAACGTTGCAGATACTATTGATCGTTTCGAAAAAGAAATCATTCGCTTCATTAATCAAAGAATTGTCCAAATAGTTCGCTCTTTGGCTGATCCAAATGCAGCCAATGCTGTTCCTGGTGCTCCTAATACTCCTGGCACTCCTGGTGCCCCTAATGTTGTGGGTAACAATGAACAAATCCCTGATGATACGCCAGAAGAGGAAGCGGAACGAGAAGGTGAAGCTCAACAGGATTTAGCAACACAAAAAGGTGCCACACCAGAAGAAGCGAAAGAAGCTGGACAAGAAGCTCAACAAGTGAAATTAGCACAGCGTGCAAAACAAGGTGCTGATGCTCTTGGTATTTCTCATCCAAGTTTAGATAAAATCATTCGTGGTTTAAATGCTGGACATAAACGCACTAATGGTAATAAACTAAACATTTCACCTAAAGGTTGGGTGGATAATGCGACTGGTCAATCTTTGGGAGCAAGTGCTAGTCCTGTATTTAAAGCCATTATAGATAGAATATTTGAAAAACTGACAGAAATGAATCCAGCTTTCGAAGCCGATGTAGAGAATGCGGTGTATACTGGTAAAGGTAAAAATAAACATGAACGAGTAAAAGGTATAGCTGGAAGAAAATTAAAAGTTGTCAAAAACGCTTTGAAGATAGAGGGTGGTGCTAACACAAATACCATTGGCCAAATGTTGGCTAGATTTGGAAAAGCTCACACAGAAGGATCATGGGACTTTGCTGAAGAACCAGCACAAGCAGTCCCAGCAGCACAAGCAGTCCCAGCAGCACAAGCAGTCCCAGCAGCACAAGCAGTCCCAGCAGCACAAGCAGTCCCAGCAGCACAAGCAGCCCCAGTAGCACAAGCAGCAAATGGTCAACCAGGATCTGTGGAAACAGTAATCGCTAAATGGAAACAAGAAGACCCAGCTACATTTAATAAGTTTATGAATTTTTCACCGAAATATAAAAAGGCTATAGCCAATGCACTGGCAAAAGATAAAGATGTAGATTTGGTAATCGAAAAGCTAACGAGGTTTATAAACAACCAACCCGTTAGCGATCAAGGCGTCGATCAAGCTGTAGATCAAGCTGTAGATCAAGCTGTAGATCAAGGCGTCGATCAAGCTGTAGATCAAGGCGTCGATCAAGGCGTCGATCAAGGCGTCGATCAAGGCGTCGATCAAGGCGTCGATCAAGGCGTCGATCAAGGCGTCGATCAAGGAATAGAAGGAGCCGATCAAGACTTCAATGCTTTGGGCAGCCGAAAATATATCGAAAAACATATGAAAAGCAACGTAGACGGTGCGTTACAAGCAGCGAAAGAAAAAGGATTAACACCTGAAGAAACGAAAAGGTTACAAGGTTTTATTGATCCCAAAAGATACGAGAACATAACAACCGAAGAAGCTGCTGACGAATTTTTAGAAAAACACATAAGTATTCTAGCCGATTTGATTGATAAAATTGTAAAAGAAAAAGAAGGATCAGCAGCAGTAGAAGACAATCCTAATCAGATAGTCCCGCCTTCAGGCAAATATGACATAGAGGGCAATGATGTTTTTAATGATGAAGGCGAAACTGGCGGTGAAGACGAAGCTGGCTATGAAGGCGAAGCTGGCGATGAAGGCGATGATCGAACGTTTGATGAAAAATACCCCTATCTTATTGATCTAAAAAATGAGTTAGAAGAAGCTTGGGATAAGGTTATAGCACTCGACCCCAAACATGCTCCCGAAGATGGTTTTATTAACTGGATTACAAAAGTATCAGAACTGAATCAAGATGAAGCCACCATGGAAGTGACACTACAAGATAAACTCGCTAAAGTAAAAGCAGGCGACGTAGATGACGAAGAAGTAGGTGGTAACAACTTCGACATGGGCGAAGAAGATGATGAAGATACAGTGTCAGATCGTTACGGAAGCCAACTAGATGATGACGGTAACCAAATGATGAAGAAGGATCACTTCCGTCACAAAGTCGATGGGCTCAAGAAGAAGTTACTTTCGTAACAATTTGTAAGCCTCGTAATTACGTTTAGTGCTTTCAGCAAGCTCTTCTAAACTTTCAATGTCTACAAAGGCAGTTTCACCCTCTGGTTTACCAGGGGGTGTTTCTTTAGGTTCTCCTAAAATATCGGGTTTTGCTTGTTGCCCAGTACGTTCCTCATATTCTTGAATCAACTTGGCATGTTCTGGGTCATTGGGATTTAATTCAATTTCCTGATGGATCGAAATGATATGAGGCATGGCGAAAAAGCTTATCATTTCTTCGTTATAAGGATGAGTGCCCCAAATACCATCAGGGTTTACCTCTTCTACCCGGACCACAAAGTGTTCCCGAGAGATTTGTTCATCGAAACTACGATTCATAGATGCTGTGACAATGCTACAAACCCTACCTTCGAAATATTTCATTTTTGTTAGTGTTTTACCGTTCATGCAATTATCAGAGTAAGATCATAGATAATTGCATATTAAAGGTGGGTGCATTATGAAATTTAGAGATTTTGTCAACGAAGAAACTAAAAAGGGTTGGAAGGGTACTGTTCGTGCTATGCTAACAAAACATCCTGATAAATTTGATGCTGACGCTGACAGCGATGGTAAAGATGGCAAAATGAATCCTTGGGCCATTGCTCATTCAATGGCAAAGAAAGGCGACAAATCTCACTACAAAGATCAAGAGAGTTCTCTGAAAGGTAAACCCGAAAAGAAAGACGAACATCGTTGGATGGAATTTAATGGGCAACCACCTAAAATGCCTCAGATGCCTCAACAACCTCAGATGCCTCAACAACCTCAGATGTCTCAACAACCTCAGATGTCTCAACAACCTCAGATGCCTCAACAAGGGTCTCAGGGACAACCACAAGTACAACAGCCCCAAATGACTCCAGGTCAACCACAGCCTCAACAAGGGCAACCTCAGCAGCCCCAACAAGGACAGGAACCTCAGCAAGGACAGGAACCTCAAGGTCAGGAACCTCAAGGTCAGCAACCCAAGGAGGCAAGCAGGGGCCAAAGTTTGGTAGTTTTGAAGAATTTCAAAAATACGTAGATGGGATTATGCAACAAAATCAGGCCAATCCACAAATGGCCCAACAAGCTTTACAGCAAGCTTTAGCTTAAGAAAGGAAAACTATGCCTGGAATCAGAGGCAAGAACAGCAAAGTTAAACATGGTTTGGGAACACCCGGTTATACTCCCAGAATGAAAGCACAACCCACGGAAGAAGCGAATATACCTCTGTGGCAACCTGATGGATCTATTCGTTACGTTTCGGATGCAGACCTAGTTTGGTTAATTGAAAACAAGAAAGTCGATCTTCCTATGCCTAAACGGAAAGCGAAAGCAGATAATCCGCCGTCATCGCAGTAAATCTCTTTTCGAATCGAGTGACATAAGCATGTAGAGTGTATATGTTCCTTTGAACCAACAGTTTATTCCAATCTTTGTAAACGGTTGGTGGTCGCACATAATACACCTCTGGAAAACCGGATTCTAATAGTGTTGTGCCCACATTAATCATAGCCTCACGACCAGACTCATCTGCGTCAAAAGCCAGAACAGGGACATAGCCACGAATCAATTCTATTTGGGCAGGAGATAGGAATTTGCCGCCAACAGCACAGCCCACAAGGTTAGCTAAAGATAAACTGATAGCATCAAACTCGCCTTCCATGATGTAAATCTTGTGCCCAGGATTGGGCCATGCTGTCATGTAGAGAGCGTTCTCTTGATCACCAAGATCTGGTTTAGCATAACGAAGCATCTTTGGATTGGGACTCATTGTGCGACCATTCCAGAAAATCAAACGTTCATCCCGATCATACCAAGGAATTATGATCCTGTTTCCGCATTTCTCGTTTTCTGTGCAGACATAAAGACCTTGCGTGGGAATTTTGCGTTCTCGCAAATATCGTCTTGCACGCACACGCCAATGATTGCTGGGTGACATTTTGTCAATCAAGAATGTGTAGTCTGGTAATTCAAATTCTTCAGGTTCTTCCTCTACAACTTCTTCTACTTCTTCTCTATATCCAAAGAATTCATGAACTTTTCTCTCTAATGTCCTTAAAGAAGTAGTTCCTGTAATTAGTTCTTCAGCTTCTTCATAGGTGATTCCATCAACTTCTGACACCAAGCCTACCAAAGAACCCATTGAATCAGTTAACCAACAACGGTAAGCACCACCATCGATGTTTTTCTTGCCTCCACTGGGATTCATCCAAAGGTGATACTTGTTATCGTCTTTTCCTAGTTTTTTCAGGGAGAAATAACTGTGAGTACAAATCTCATTGCCATGCGCTGTATGTCGTATTTTAAGATTTTCTTTCCCAAAACTTCCTTCGCACCATTCGTAAAATAAGTCAAAATCTACAGCCATTCTTAATTTCTCCTTTTATGCTTGTGTTCTAACCGATTTTTTACGATAATGCAACTGAGAAACGACACGATAGGTGTCTCTTGAAAGGAAAATATGTTAATTAATCATCAGAGTGTATCGAGGAAAAAGTGTTTTGATCAGTGTGCCCAACAGTACAAATTCCGCTATCATCTTAAGGTTCCTCGTCCAGGCGAAGAACCATTTTACTTTACCTATGGTAGTATCGTCCACCGAGTTGCAGAACTTTACGTCATAAAAAAGGGCAAAATTTCCGTTGCTGACATTGCCAAGAAGCTTCTCAAAGGTGAATACGATCTGGATGATCAAGGTAGAAAGTGTCCAGTCATTCAAGAAGATTACCAGAAAAAGTTCCAGAAACACCTTCGGGCTATTCAACACTTGACCGATAAGATTGGAACAGAAGGCATTGTGGAGCATCGATTTGAACTTGATCTTGATCCACCTCATGACCGAAAGATATTAGGTTTTATTGACCGTTTGATTATCAAAAATGATAAAGCCTTTATCATTGACTATAAAACCACCAAGAAAGGTAAGTGGCGAGTTACCCGAGAGACAGTTAAATCCGACCTGCAATTACGTGCTTATGCCAGAGCGGTTCAACTAGAGTTCGGTATTGATCCCAAAAACATTAAAGCAGCAATGTATTACGTGGAAGGCGAAAACTTAATTGGCTGTTGTTATAGCGAAAAGTCATTGCTCCAAGCAGAGCAAGAGTTGTTGAATTCTTATCGTTTGATCGAAGCGGCTGATGCTGATAAGGTTTGGGGAAAAGTTGGTTGGCATTGCAAAAATTGCGACTATGTCTCCCTTTGTCCTTTCTACAATGGTAGTAGTGGGAATAATCCCAAATGGGACGGGAATATGGATAATCTTGGAGGGGGATGGTGAAAGATGCTTTCAAGCAGGGTGCTTACCAGTTCTATCGTGTATTGAAAAATCAATGTGATAAAAAACGTTGCATAGGCGAACTTTTGATGTTGATTGAAGATGGTGAACTTTCAACGTCTCTTGGGTAATGGAATATAGTTTTGCGGATATTCTCCTTGTGGGTTGTTGCGATCCTTAATAGGAATCATCCTAGCCCAACTTACATTGACTTCATTGAGCCATCCGTAACCATTTTGCTTATTGTATTGTCTGATGGTAGAGAGAGGTGTGAAAAAACCGTTACCACTACCATCATAACTAGAAGTTCCCCAACAGATTCCAACATAAAAGTTTTCAGTCATTAAACCGCCACCAGATCTTCCTGGTCTGGGGCTATTTTCTGTAGTAACGAGATCTTTCCAACCTTCACCCACATCACGCATACCAATATAACGAACATCATAGTGAGCAACTTCTCGTCCTCCATCACATCCTACAGAATTAAGTTGATCATTTTGATTGAAAGTAAAACTTTCAGGGGCAATTGGGAAATAATTTGGCTTCCAATCGGGCTTGAATCGCAACAAACTAACATCTCTTCCACGACTGTTACTGTAATACAAAACTTCGGCAGGATATTCTTGGGGCTGATCAAGCTTGGTTTCGTTATGATACCACGTTTGAACGGTACATTGAACATTGCGACGTTTGCCATCTTCGGCAGTCATGTTACCTGACCAAAGATGTCCACAAGATTGAATGTAGGCATAGCCATCTTCGGGATTGTAATATATAATAGTTCCTGAACCAGAGGCGCTTCTCACCTTGATTTTTAAACCTGCGGATAACCAATGTCGATATTGAATATCTCTTTTTTCAATTGGCGATCCACCATGGGCAATAGCAGCGAAAGGATCATCCCCCACGAGAGGCATGTTATCAATAGGATGAATTTCTAAATCATAAACTATATTTTGGTGTGAATGTGTCAACATTAAACAGATACAGGTAAACACCAAAATGCATCCCGCATACAGTAATTTGTTCATAACCCCTCCTAAGATACTACATTATATAGGTCGAAATTATGTTAAACTTAAGTATTCAACATCTCATTCATCTCACACGTAAACAAAGATATGCTCTTCATGCAGGGATAGAGTTGGTGGTAATTGGGATTTCTGTACCTGTATGGTATATGGATAAAGCCACCTCGGAACCAGCCAAAGAGGTTTTCTGTCGATACACCATTTGTAACACCAAAAAAGAAACGCCTATTGTTGTTAGAACACATGGGTATGATTTAGCTTTACCCTTTAGGGGTGGCAAAGCTTTGGATATAAGCGATGAGGAATATCGAAAATTGGTATTCAAATCTCCAGATAAGTTGGAAAAATTGTACGACAAACATATCCCAGAAATTTCTTCCAAAAATCTATTGGACACAATAGATGGTGGATCGGCTCATATGAGTTATAGGGAACATAGCGAAATTCAGCACGAAGGCCGAAAACTTCAATTAGTACATTTTGTACAAATCAATGACATGGATAAACTTCAACATAGTTTAAGTTGAATCGCAGTTTCTTAATTGCAAACCTATGCGAGCGGTCACTGAATTGCCAGCGGACACCTGGACAGTTGTGCTCAAAGTAGCTGTGGCAATTAAATATCCAGTGTTATCACTGTTATCTGTCATGAATAAATTATTCACTGGACCCCAATCACCCGTAGTCGCTCTGAATGCTACAATTGGGCTGGTTGCCACAAAGTGAGTTCCCTCAAAGTTGAGTGAAAAATCCCCACTAGAACTTACGGCTTGTCTTAGATAGCCACTTCCAGAAGGTTCTCCTGCCAAATCATCCATTGTATCTGTGACAGCAATAGTTGTACGATTGTCTAATCCCAAGTAGTAATTGTCGGGAATGATAGTACTTACTGCTCCACCTTGGAATGCTGCACGAAGGAGGTATTCTTCTCCATCTAAATGCAGGATGTTTAAGATATTTCGCTCTTCCCAGAGAATATTGCCATCTGCATCTCTGTGCTGAATTTCCAAGACTTTCAGTAAGCCATTCCAATTTACTTTATTGTTCATATCATATATAGGATAGTATGAAATTTAAAACTTGGTTACAAAATGAGAGTTTAGCTGGACCGGGTGGTGGACCTGGAGCAGTTGAGAATCCAGAGGCTATGGCTGCTAGCGATGCGACCAGAGGTGTTGGAGCATTTCCAACTTATGGTGATGAACCTCCCCAAACCGGCAAAAGTCCTACTAAAAAGTATTTAGACGCTAGATTCTATCGTAAAGCTATGAAAAAAAAGATGAAAAAGGTCTAATTGTAAGCTTTGTTAAAGAGTAATTCTGGAGCGACTTTTCTTGTCTTCAGTAACCGTCTTTTCCAAACACACCAAGTCATCCATTCCTCCTTGTGTTCCTCACGTACTATGTTTTGTTCCCATAACACAATTCTTGATTTTGCAAATTCATAAAGCATTAAGTCCAGTAATGGCTTTTTGATATTCAATTTTACAAATGATCGCCAAAGCCATTGTTCTCTTGTGGCGTGATGTAAAGAGGAATTCAACAACTCCTCTAAAAAGAAGTTGTAAGTCGGTTCGTTCATCGGATGATTATATCTGTTGTGTGAAGTGTCTATTGGTCTTTCTCGGTAGGGCAATAGCACATGGTCCGGTAGAATCACCTTATCGTTGATGAAAACTTCATCAGGATGAATGTAATAAACATAAGACTTAGGTAATCTATTTTCCTGAGAGGATTCATCTAAATGCCAGTGGATGATTCTGAACTGTTCTCCCGCTCTTTCAATACCCACCACAATTTTGGCACCAAACCAGTGTTCCACGCAAATTGTACAAGGGGGAATAAAAAAGTTTTGGATCGTTCCTGTACGAATTAAATACTCAATAGTGAGATTCATTCCCAATCATCATCCTCATCATCCTCATCATCATCCCATTCGTCGTCCGAGTCGTCATCATCCTCTTTATACCATTCGTCATCATCGTCTTCGTCGTCATCATCGTCTTCGTCGTCTTCATCTAAATCGTCATCCCATTCATCATCGTAATAAGGATTTTCTTCATCATCGTAAGCATTGTAATGAGCTTCTTTAAGCCATTCGGGCATATATTCATTTCTGCATGACATGGTGTGATTCTCCATCAAAAACCCAGATATGAGTATATTAGAATGGACTTGTTAAAAATTAACAAGTCCATTCTTAATATTTTTAGCGTAAGACTTTATATCTTAACGAACAACAGGATTGTTGTCTAGGTCGATTTGCTTCAATTGGGCATGTATTCCTTTCTATCCTTATAAACGAATGCCCATTGGCATCATGCTCTTTATAGAAATAGGTGACGAGTTTACCATAGACTTGTTCCCACTCCCATCTTGGAGAGCCTTCTGTGGCATTACTGGGAGCATCACAGCTTTTGTCTCCACCACAGCCACAACCATCATTGTTTTCTGGCTTAAAATAACGTGTATATTCAGGTTGAGTTGGTCCTTGTTCAATCATGATGCCTCCTTAAGAAAAATGAGTTCTCGTCAGTTTTCCGTTTTTAATTTCAAAAGGCGTACTGGGATCATCACTAACGCCATTTGTTGCATGTAGATAGTCCACCATATCTTGTGCCGCCGCAATGGCTTCTTCATCAGAAACGAGCACGGCATCGATGGGATTACCTTCGTTGTAAAGATACATTTGTTGATGAGGTATTTCTAATTCCACGTCATACAAGGGATTAGAAGTTGATTGGACTCTCATCATGTGATCAGAAAGCTTAATACTCAATGTGCTTTGAGTAGTCACAATGTTATCTGCATTATCACACTCTGGTGCATTAAGCATTAGCAGTTGTGGCCTAATGAGATTTCTTTGCATAAAAACCTTTCTCATAACCTCTTGGTATTTACTTCCATGTTTAGTCTGATCAACCCACAACATTGTTTTCGCCACTGATTCATAAAACCGGACATTCAAACCGGCCTGTTGAGAAGCTTGAATTGTTCTAACAGCCAAAGCATTTCTGGCATGTCGTAAAGCTTCTATTGGACTCATGTTTTGTTTTTCGACATTATAGATTTCTACCAACAAATCATAAAAAGCACCCAGAAAAATTCTTCCAAAACTATGACACTCAGAAGACAGTCGGTTGTGTGGAGCCTCTTTGGGCAATCTATTGGGCGGAATATAGTTGAACTTATTCAGTGCCTCTCGCAAACAATTTTTGTTGCGACCACTTTTCGGCCCTGAAAATTTAAAAATCGCTTTGCCCACATGTTCTGCCAATTTTGAAATAATGTTGGTTGTTTGCATGGTGTTGTTGGTTTGTTTAAGTGCTCTTTGTAACACCTCATCATGCCCCATAATGTTCAACATTGCAGTGAGGTCAGCAAATGCTTCATGATAAGACCATACTTCTAAAGCCGCAGCAGACCATGTATCTGGTCTCAAAGCATCTAAAATGGCGTGTCCTAATTCATGAGACACAATATCCGATGACTCCGCAGTAAAGATCGTTCCTACTTGTGGATGTCCAAACATAAAGAATTGCAATGATCTTCTGTCGTAAAAAGCATTTAAGTCTTTTCCCGCAACTGGAATTACCGTTAATAGATTCACAACAGCCCAACGATTCATCTGAAAGAATTGTTGGTAATATTGCAGAGCGTTGTTGATTGTAACAAAACAATCGGCTGCTAAATTGTGAATGCTTCCTCTGGGAAACCCCCCACCCACATATCCTTGTACTGCAAATTTTGGTGTTGCTACAGGTTGTGGTGGCGATATTACTTTAATGAAGTTAGGGGTTGTCATGTCATTCATGACATATTGAATTGGTTTATCATTGAGTTGGGGTTGTGGTCGTGGCACAGGGCGACGACGACGTGGAAACTTACTCCTTGTTCTACTGCTCATAATTACCTCCTACTCTATATATCCTTAACAAGGAGACGAACATGAATTGGACTCAAAAGGAAAAAGTTATTCGTGAAAAACGAACCATGGAAGCAACTGCTAAAAACCTTATGGGAATTACTGGAAAAATGGGTATGATTGCCAAGGTTTTAGGTAGTCCCATCATTCGACAAGGTAGTGGACTAATGGATGTTAATTACCTAGAAGACCCTTATGAAACAATTGAGTCAGAACGAGAAAAGACTGTGAGTGGGCAGGATGGACCGGAGATGTGGAGAGACGAAATCCAAGAAATGGACGATGTTCCTACACAAGACGAAGGTTGGGTATTTGATGGTTTAAGTCGTGGAATGCATCTCGAAATAAAATTTTGGCATCATAATCAGAAACTTGAAGTATCTTATAAGGGATACGAAGTTTACAAAGAAATTGCTGGAGAATTACATGCTTACTTCCCCCTAAGTGAGTGGGAGGATAAAATAGAACGTTTGTATAAGACAGCCAAAAAAGAAGCTAAAAACAAGCAGAAAGTGGAAGAGGTAACAATTGGAGAAGACATCGAACGGAAAAAAGAAAGTTTCTGGCGGCATTTACAACGCCGTTGGGGAGTGTAAAAATCCAAGTCTTAGCATAGATACTAATGCAGTTATAGATCGTCTTTCTATTAAAACCCACAGGGAGGGAGAAATGGCTAATAAGCATCATGACCGCTGCCCTTGCTGTAATGGCGAGAACAAAAGGGTGGAGAATATTACTCTTCCCGATGGTCGTCAAGCAGAGCGACACATTTTTAATGACGAAAATGGCAACGAAGTGGTAGAAGTTTTTGCAGAGGAACGGAGACCTCGAAAACTCGAAGAACGAATCCTTCGAGAGCGAAAACAAATTGTAGCAAAAGAGACTCGGGAAACTATTCAAGATGGTGAAGTGACTCAAGTTGAAGTGAGATCACTTGAACCAGAAGTGCCACTACAGATTCGAGAAAAAATTGGTGTGGCAGATCATGCCAAGGTGGTTGATGGAGATTATGTTCGTAAAGAAGAAATCGCTCAGTTGATTTCTGATGGCGTAGTTGCTGGCGTAGAAGCTATGATGGAAAGCATGGGACCGCCAGAATACGACTACGAAGAACCCGAACTCGAAACTGAACCCAAACTAGTACCCGTGGCACAAGAGCCTTACTTTAATGCTCAAGGTGCAGTGGCAAAGAATGTAGCAGATAAAAAACAAAAAGATACTTTGGTCAATGTTGTTCTAGGTGTAGTTCTAGTTGCTCAAGTTCTTTTCTTTGGCTATATGGCTTTTGTGATGTAATGTAAAGAAGGCAACCATTTGGGAAAATTACAAATTGTATAATTTTCCTTCCTATCAAACACGAGTGGCTCCTCAAACGAGGAGCCACATTTGTGTTAAGACTGAAATCAAAATACGTCGATTTCAATATGTCGGATCGGAGGGACTGAACGAACTCTTCGATGATTTGTCGCATTTTGTGAGGGACGAGGGACGAACTCTAACTTCCCATTTGGTCACATTATCTTCATCAGCATAGTCCGACATGTTTTGCTCAAATTCTCTTCCAGCAGCTTCTTGGGCCTCTTCGGGAGTATGCCCCAAAACCCCTGGCAAATTGACAATTTGTGGACCAAAACCCTTGTGCTCAAAACTTACTTGAGCATCCCATGAAAGGTAAGGAACAGGATTGGCTTGATCTGAATCCTTTTCTTCTAGAACCTCCACCATGTTGCGTGCAATCGCCTCTAAAACAGTTTCTCCTTCACGCACACCTCTTTGAAACGCTTTTTCTTCATGTATTGTGAGGTCGTAATTGTTCCCCTCACACTCTCTGATTTGCTGTAATCGTTTTAAGAACTTTTCATACATATCTTTCTCCTTAAATAAACAAAGCCCCTTGCGGGGCTTTGTTTATCGTATGTCCACAACCAACCCTTACGCCCCGTCATTGAACATGGACACGATTGGAAATCGTTCCAGTGTTGTTCGATTAGGATCTTTCATGAATGTCCTTGAGGTCATTCGCAGGCGACTGTAGTCGCCCCATCGGGCGATACGATCCTTACGATAACTCTTAACCTCGCTCAAAGCGTCGTTTACCGTGCGAACATCGTTGCCGCAACGGAATTCGTAGCCAGTGATCGTGGTAGAGGTTTCTTCGATGATCACAACAGTTCTCCGTACTGGATGGCTGTGTGTCCCTTGGTAATAGAATCTTGCTACCGGTTTCTTGGAAGCAATCTCGTATACCTTTCTCTTTTCTTTAGTAGTTGTCATTGTTGACTCCATTCTGAGTTAATCTCCATGCTGATATTCCAGCAACACTCGTTCGTAAAGATTTGTGGTGTATTCCACGTCTCCCAACATTGTGTTGGAAAATCGATTATCTGTCAAGGGTACTTTGTACAATACGTGTTTTTTTTAAGAAAATTGGCAATTCAGGACAATTCTCTTCTTCAGAGAATTCTATTTCCGCCATAACAAAGTAGATTTTATCTTCATGATAAAACACATCCAATTCCCATTTTTCACCAACTCCACCCATAAGCACATGTCGAGTTTTTGTTATTTTTGCAGTCGAAACCTGCCAAAGTAGCTTGAAATCCATATGATCAATTTCTTGATGGATCTCAACAGTTCTACCTTCCACTTTTTGTTTAATGGTAGAGAAATATTTTTGCCCGTTACTATCGAATTCACTTCGTATCCGAACATTTATTGTCTCAGATTTAGCCAAATAACCCTGTTTAATCCGAATTGTCCTATGTGGCTCCTGCCAAGGCAAGTGGATTGTGCATCCTATTTGAGAAATGGCTCCTTGCCATGATCCAACCACACTTCTTCCTGAGATTTAATGTAGATTGCATCCTTTAAAAGACCATTTTGACAAATATTCCATAAAAAATCAAGTCCATAACGAGTAACCTGCTCAGCACCTTTATAGTTCAACTTATCTGCATCATCAGTGGGTTTGTGGTAATTAGCATGAAGCCCAGTATGTAAGAAAATTACTGGAACACGTTTGCTGCGAAATGGAGCATGATCTGATCCCGATCCACCTGTTTGGGTAACCCTAGAAGCAAAAGGATATTTGACCGAAAGTTGTTGAACTAAATCCCCCACAGGATTAGAAGTTACAACTTGGAATGCTCGTTCATCAAATTTAGCATAACCAATCATGTCCAAGTTTGCCATAAAGATATGTTTAGACATTGATGGGCTATTTTTAGGGAAAAGTGGATCACTTACATAATGGCTGCTTCCTACCAGTCCCAGTTCTTCACCTGCATATAACTGAAACACCACAGTTCTTTTGAGTTGCCCCTTCAAAGGGGCCAGTGCTTTCGCCATTGCTAAAACCGCAGCCGTGCCAGACGCATTATCGTCAGCACCATTGTTGATTCCAGCCCTGGTTATTCCTATGTGATCATAGTGAGCACCCACAACAATAACATCATCTGGATATTCGCTTCCTTCTATCCAAGCATAAACATTCTCTGCGGACTTATCTCCAGTTCGAACACTGAATTCATCATACATGGTGGGTAAACCATATCCCTCCAACTCTTTCTTGATGTAGTCTCTTGCTGCGTCACATCCAGGGGTACCGCTCATGCGACCTTCCCTGGCATCATCGGCTAGCCATTCTACATGAACACGAAGTTCATCAGCGTTAATGGAAGTTAAAGCCTGCTCAAAAGTTGGTGATGGTATCGCCACATTGGGTTTGTTGGGCAGTTCTGAAGTTGGTCGCTCTACAACTGGTGTGTGGCTTACGTTTTCAAACTTATTGTAAGCCATAATCCCTGATAAAACACTCATCATGAGGACACATAGGATTAAAGAATGTTGGATTTTCATTTCATCTCCTCGCAAGAATTATGCGAAAAATTGCAATTTCATTAATAACTACTTGTGGTAACAGTGAGTTGGAGGTATTTATCAATGCCGTTTAAAGATATAGATCCTAATTGGAGGGGAAGATATTCTGATTTAACAGAGTTTTATCTCAATGAATATGATTCCAAATATTATTCGTTTAACAAATATGAGATGGAAGTTGACCCGATGGAACCTTTCGAGGACATCGAGGAATACACACCTGAAGTTCGACAAAAAGAGCTGATTAAGTGTGCAATGTCTTTCTCATACTTCTGTCATAAGTATGTTAAGATCGCCCACCCAAAAAGAGGATTAGTTCCTTTCATCATCTATAAGTATCAGAAACGAGTGATCTCAGAATATGAGAAACATCGTTTCAATATTCTTTCTAAATTCCGTCAAGGTGGTCTGACAACCATTACGGTAATTTGGTCTTTGTGGCGATGCTTGTTCAAACTAGATGAAACTATTATGGTTTTGTCTAAGTCTGATCGTGAAGCCATTGCTGCTGGAGAAATTGTAAAACGTGCCATGCAGGAATTGCCCCATTGGATGAGACCTGAAATGGAGAAAAACAACGATCACCAGAAAATCTTTTCTGATACTGGTTGTAAGTTGTTTTTCTATACCCCGGAAGCCGCTCGTGGTAGATCCATTACTTATCTTATTTTGGATGAAGCTGCGTTCATTCCACAAATGGACAAACACTGGAAAGCTATGTTCCCCACGATCAGTACTGGTGGACATTGCATCTGTGTGTCTACGGTCAATGGTGTCGGCAATTGGTATTATGACATTTTCAAAGGAGCAGAAAAACGACCACCCCAAAACGACTTCAATATTATCGAACTCGATTACTGGGAACATCCAGACTATGACGATGAAGATTGGGTCAAACAAACTCGGGCACAACTTGGTGAAAAAGGTTGGTTGCAAGAAGTTATGCGTGACTTCTTGGGCGCTGGTGATTCTTACATTGATCCAGAAATCATTAATGATCTCGATCTTACTACCCGAGAAATAGATCCCCTTCGTCGGCTTTTCCCACATTGGAATAATCTTGATGAAATCCGAGAACAAGCAAGAGCAGAGGATTTTCAAAAAGGTGCTCTCCATATTTGGCGAGAACCAGTTGATGGCAGAGATTATATCATCGGAACAGATGGTGCCGAAGGTATGGGAGAAGAAGGTGATAATTGTTGTTTTGAGGTAATTGATGCAGTGACTTGCGAACAGGTAGCTGAATTTTACAGTAGCGAAGTGCCACCACACAATTTTGCACAAGTGTTAGTCATGATTGGACAAACTTACAATAGTGCTTGTATCGTAGTGGAGAGCCAAAGTGTAGGTTTGTTGATTTTAGAAAAGTTGTTGCACGAATTCGCTTATGATAATATCTTTGAAAGCACTCAAGGCGCTGGTAAGAATCTCAATCCTGGCATCAAGACAACACAAAGTAATCGGTCAAAATTCTTGGAAACCATGCAAACTCGCTTGATTAATAGAAGTATTGCTATTCGAAGTCGGCGTTTTGTGAAAGAACTTAAAGGGTTTATATGGAATGCTCAAACAAGAAAAGCAGAAGCATCAAAGGGTTTTCACGATGATGCGATTATGGCTTTGTGTCTCGCTTTGTACGCTCGTGACTCTCGAATGCGACATGTTCCTGTAGGAGCAGGTTCAGAAGAAGAATTCACTGAAGCGTTTAAAGCGGAAATCATGGAGGAAATTAAAGAAGAATTGGTGAAAGGAATGCCGGAAGAATGGCTCAATCCTGACGATGCAGAATTACTTGAGTTGATGAATAGATCGGATAATTTTCCAAGTATTTCTTCTGGGTTTAAACGTAAAAATGATAAGTTACTTCGTGAGTTCGGGTGGTGATAATTGTTGCCAAAAATTCTTCGAGAATTTGGAGGGCAACATACTATTATATGGTATGGATACTAAAAATATTTGGAAAGACATAGAATCAGCGAAAAATTATCTAAACAAAATTGCCGATAAAGGTTTTGTGCCCGGATATACAATCATGTATAAAGAACATGGTCGAGCTTTTACCCAAGGAATAAAAGTCCTTGGAGGTTATCCATGTGTGGTATCACAAGCTGGATTAAATATAAGAAAATCCCACAAGGCTTCTGATGGGCATATTCTTTCAAGTTATTACGAATATCTTTTTGATGAATATTTGTTTTTGAACAATATTCCTCATGACACAGATGACTTTATTTGTAGCGGAAGTAAATGCCGCTATGACTTTAAGATAAAAAATGTGTATATCGAAATTTGGGGCATAAGTTCAGCAGGTAGCAAATATTACAATAATTATGGTGAACGAAGGAAGTTAAAAGAGAAATTATACAAACAACACCATCTTGATTTATTATCACTTGAAGGTGCCGATTTCAAATTGAATTCCGACGAACTGCAAACTTTATTCAAAAACAAATTGAACCAATTTGGCATTTTGTCAAATGATAAACAAGTCAAGTACCCCATATTTAATCGAAGAAAATTAGATTACTGGAATGAAAAAACTGTTTTAAAAGAACTTCGGGAAATTATCAATGAAATTGGAGATATGCCTACGTCTAACCAATTAAGAAACATAAAAAGAGATGACTTGATTCGTGCAATACGTAATTTTGGTGGATTTCGTTATTTTTCTAAATTACTCAATTGCATTCCTAAAACCAAAGAATTTTCTAAGGACAGAATTATCGCTGAATTAAAGTCTGTTGCTAAATCTCTTGGGCATTTTCCTTGTGATCGTGAGTTGCAAAAAATCAAACGTAGTGATTTAGCTAGTTCTATTAAAACCCATGGAGGTTATGGTTATTTCAAAGAAGTTGTCACAGGCAAAAGGACCAAACGACCATACGGTTACTGGAACAACGAACAGAATGTAATTGCCGAGTTGAAAACTGTAATTCAACGGTTAGGTCGTTTCCCTAAATATAGTGAATTGGGACATGTCGCCAAGGGTATAGATAAAAGCGATAAGGGAATGAATTATTTTGAAAGAAAATGTGAGGAAAGATGAAAAACATTAAACAACTTGATGTGGCTAAGAACCTTTTGAGCCAAGCTTTGAACGTGGCATACAATTCAATGCCCAACAATCAAGCTGTATCTGAAGCTCGTGGAGACATACGTAGAGCTATTAAAAAATTAGATCGGGTATCTAAAAAACAAGAAGAAAGAAAAAAGATGACACAAGATCAATTTCAGGGTTGGTGGGGGAATATTGAGGCAGGTACCGCTCAACTAGCAGCATCACCCATGACTCCAGAAGCTCAACAACGATCATTGGCTCAATTGAACGCTATGATCGAAGCTGAAAAAGCAAAGTTGAGTAAATTGGACCAATTGGAAAAGCAATCCCAAGAAACCAACCCGGAAATTTTGAATGATTGAGGCTATTTCTGCTAAATATCCTCAAATGCAAAATGTTAATTATAGTTTTTCTTCAGTGCATATTGATGTCGCCAACCCTCTTTCAGATGAAATCATCAAGTGGGGAAGAGAACATATCTCTGATGATGATATCTTCGTAAGTCAAACCGAACCTACATTCGGTCGAGAAGACGAGATCCATATTACCATTCTCTATGGACTACATTCCAATAAACCTGACCAAGTAGAAGCTCTCTTTAAAAAAGAACGACCTATTCAAGTGCGGTTAGGACGGGTCGAGATTTTCACCAATCCGGCTAAGTTTGATGTGGTGGTAATTAATGTAATCAGCGAAGACCTCGAAAGATTAAACAAGAAGTTGGCCACTACGGTTCCCTACACTGAAAGATATGGAGATTATCAGCCCCATCTGACTATCGCTTATGTGAAAAAAGGTAAAGGCTGGAAACATAAAAATTTAGAGCTTTGGGCTGGAAAGAAGATTTCAACTGATCATGTTGTGTTCTCCTCAAAAAGCGGTTTCAAAAAAAGAATTGATTTCTGTTAGAACTGGATTCCACAAACCACCCGTCCTCTTGAACCATTGTTTCAAACCAGCCATTCGATATTCTGTGGGATTCTGTGCCCAGTAAAGAAAATGACAACATTGGGTTAATGCTCGACAGGAAAAGTCCTTGTTGTGAAGGATCATGTCAGCCCAGATGGCCGCTGAATTGTCTTTCTTGTGAATTTGAGCAGTTAAATATTCCAAGTCATCAGGGTGATGATAGCCCTGTCCTGTTAAAAAACAAGAGATATTGGGGTGAGTTTCCAAGCAAGTGGTCAATTCTTTTAAATCAGCTTCTGGGTGACTCATGATAAAGAGTATTCGTTTCATTTCACGCCTTTCGTGATGTTCTCAATCTTTTCTAAGGGCCTCAAATTTTCCAATGCCCAACATTCTTGAAATTGCTCTTCATCCATCGAAGTAAAAGAGTAAGAAGATTGAGCTTTGATGTGGTCAATCTGCCAAGTCTTTTCGGGATTGTTATTTTTTCCTCCATAATTATTCCAAGTCATCCAAGGTTCAAATTGTTTCTCAAGATGTTTCTTGAGTTCCTGGGGAGTATATGGAAGATGGTCGAAGGTTTTTCCGCCATTCTTGGAAGAACCTCTTCTTGTAAGAGCATCTCTCACTGATGTTCCCACAATATGCTTTAGTTTTTTGACTGGATCTTTTAAATAGTGAGCCTTATACCCAGGCTTGCCCCACATGCCATGAGCAAACTTGCCTTGACGACAACCACAAGATTGAGATGCACCCCTGCGTAAACTTGCACCATTAATGGATTTCTTATTTCCGCATTCACATTCACATAACCAAAACGTCTGTTCATTCTTGATGTGTGAAAAATTTAACACTGTCAGTTTGCCAAACTGTTTCCCAGTAAGATCTATTCTTTTGGTACTACTAGCTCTTTCTTTTTGTAAACATCCACATGATTGGGTGTTTCCGTTTCTAAGGCTATCGCCTAAAACCACACACTCATTGCCACAATCACACTTGCATTTCCATTGGTGATTCTTTTTGCGGGGTCTATCTGGACGAACACAACCCATGTATTCGATAACTGTTAATTTGTGGAAATTAAGATTAAGCAGGTTTTTGAAACAAGGATTATCGGGCACATTCATAACTACTCCAGTAATATTTTCGATACTAACTAATATAATATAGTATTCGCCAGCAACTTTTTCAAGGAGTTTACATATGGCCTGGTGGGATTTTTTTAAAGTTTTCACGTTGATTAAGCAGCGCCTTGCATGAGTAATCATGCAAGTGGACTGGGTGAATTCAGGGAAACCCTAACGATAATGCCGAGGGCAATCCTGAGCCAAGCCTGCGATACATCGCAGGAAGGTGCAGAGACTACTGGAGAGGTATAGTCCTCTTAATTACCAGCTAGAGCGCCCAGCACCCCAAGTGGGTGATGATATAGTCCGTCCCATAAGAAATTATGGATAAGATGATGCATTCACTGAAGATCCAATCTCCAAGCAGAGTCAACGTGATTTTGTAGGTGCTGGTGTCTCACAGCCAGATGCAATTCCCGATATCCGTGCAGGACAAAATGGATCATGGGGAGGAGGTGGTGGCTCCATACGGCTAAGAGATACCAACGATTTTGTTGATCTCTCATCCGTAACCAATCGATTACATCGATATAAAGAATATGAACGTCTTAGAAACATGGCCGAAATTGAAATGGCTATGACAGTATTCGCCGATGAAGCTTGCCTCGCAGGTAACACCAAAGTTGCTACGCCTCATGGTTTTCGTACCATTCGAGAATTAGCCGAAACAGAAAAAGAACGTTTCCTAGTTTATTGCTATGATTTTGACAAGAAAGATTACACACTAGGATGGGCATTCAACCCCCGCAAAACAAAAACAGCACATACCATCAAAGTAATGCTGGATGATGGCAATCACTTTATTTGTACGCCTGATCATAGAGTACTTTTGAAAAATGGCAAATGGATTGAAGCTAGTGAACTAGAATACGGACACGAGTTGATGCCGTTTTATAGAGAACCAGCCCGATATGATCTAACAGGACTTCATACCAATCAATTTCCCAGGATTTGGACGCACGACAGAGGTTGGGTACATGAGCGACAATTTGTAGATGAATGGTCTACTGGTAAGAGTAGAAAAGACTTGCGATTGGTAAATCATTATTGTCAAATGATCGCAGAAGGTTTAACCACCCGTCAAATCAAGAAATTAACTGGCAATGATCTGAGAACCATTCAAGAACGAATTCAACGTGCTGGATTTTCTAACAAAGAAGTCAAATGGTTAGGAAGAAAAGAAGATCGCAGGAGAGTGATAGGAACATCACCACATAAAGAAATCGATGTCTTCGATCTGTCTGTTGAAAAGCATTTCAATTTTTGCACTGACTGGGGAGTAGTTCACAATTGCCAACGAGATGATGATGGCAGAGTTATGCAAATAGTTTGTGCAAACCAAGAAGTGCAAGAAGAATTGGAATTTCTCTTGTTCCATCGTAACATGTTGCACTTTGACCAAAACAAAACTTGGGATATGGCAAAACGACTCTTTATTAATGGCGATTTCTTCTATGAGGTGGTTATTGATCCAGAAGATCCTAAAAGTGGCGTCATGAATCTCACTCCTTTGCCGCCAGATAGCGTGTATAGGATAGAAACAACAAAAGGTAAATTAGTCGAATTTCAGCAATCCAAAGAGGGACCAGACTACAACAGTTTGGCTCGTGTGGAAATTGCCCAAGCTACTGAAGCTGATCTTCAACAAGCTACTGCTATTCGATTTGCCGCAGAACAAGTTGTCCATATTAAAATTGGGGATGATCGTAGGACTTTCTACCCCTATGGAATTAGTCTTATAGAAGCGGCTCGTGGGCCTGCCCACCAGTTGAGATTGATGGAAGATGCTATGGTGGTATATCGTTTGACCAGAGCACCCGAACGACGTGTATTTTATATTGACGTGCAACAAATGCCATCTTTCAAAGCTGAGGCTTTTATCGAACGAATGAAAGATCAGTTCAAAAAGAAGAAAGTGGGCACCGGGCGTGGGGCTGCTCCGGGTGCCTCTTCTGTGGAAGAAAGATGGCACGCTCCAGCAGCCGACGAAGATTATTGGATTCCCATTCGCCCCAATGCCAACACCCGTGTTGAGACTTTGCCGGGTGCCCAAAACCTTGGTGAAATTGATGATACTGTGTATTTCCGCAACAAGTTATTTACAGCTTTGAACTTCCCTAGAAATTACTTTAACAATGAGGATGCACAAGCTACCCGAGTGAGCTTATCGGCTCAAGATATTAAATTCGCTCGTATGATCGAGCGATTACAGTCTCATATTGAAAATGCATTCTGGGATATTTGTGATCGTCACTTACGACTTTTGGGTTATCCAGAAGAATCCTACGAAGATCTGGAAATTAAGATGACGCCACCTTCAGATTGGCGAGAACTCACAAGAGCAGAGGTGACCACTAATAGATTGAATAATGCTGCAAATCTTAAAGGTTCACAATTGTTATCAGATTGGGATATTCTTACCAAATGGTTGAAGTATTCGGAAGAAGAAGCAAACGAAATGTTAGCTCGCCTTAAGATGCAAAAGCTTGAAGAACTTAAACTTCAAATTATTGCCCAAAATCCGACCTTACTGGGTGTCGGTCTTCCTAATCCCGATGAACCCGAAATTGGCTCCGAGCCGGGTGGACCAAATCCAATGTTAGGCGACGAACAAGAAATGGGTGCTGTCGGAGATCAAGGTGGAACCATGGGTCCACAGGGTATGCGAAAGTATATGGATGATGGCAACGAAGATCCAATGGCTGGTGGGGCACCTGAACAAGGGGCACCTCCCGCTATGAATAGTGGTATGGTCCTTCCAGAACCTTCAGAAGAAGATATTCAGAAGTATGATCTGGAAATTAAAGATTTCGCCCAAGAAATGGATGACGAAGAAATTGATTTTTCGGAAATAGATTGATGAAGAAGAGAAAATTGACTGCCTTTTACTATATAATAATAGGAGGAGGCAGTCATGATTATAATTGTTGATTTGGCAAAACAGTGTCAATGCAATCATTGCACAATAAGAAAGTGGATTAAACAAAATAACATTAAGTTACATAAGGTAAAAGCCATTAGCAATGGCAAGTGGACACAAGCTGTTTCCACTGAAGACGCCAATAAGTTTTCTTCTTATTGGAAGCGATCTACATGTTGGCCTGACGATATGATTTCCATTCCTGATCTATCAAGAGAAGTTGGCATGGATAGAGCTACTATCCGTAGTTGGGCTGTTAAGAATGGTGTGAAAGTTTCTAAACTTAGAAGATCTGATGGACCTCCTGCACAAGCTGTTTCTAAAAAAGATGCAGAGCTATTTAAGCAAGAGTATCACGAAACCAACTGCATACCGGTCACAGATATTTTGCAATCCTACAACACAGATTGGAGAGTGGTGAGACGGTGGGTGGATAGGAACAATTGTGAATTCACGAAGATTAAATCTGACAAAGGCGGAAGGTCACAAGTGGCTCTTAAAAAAAGTGATGCGGCAGATTTGGAAAGATACCTTATGCAAATGAAATCAGAAGGTTTCTTTTATATGATTCAGCCTGTTCCAGAACTAAATCCTAATCGCATTAAACTTGGATTTTCCAGAAACGTGATGAACAGACTCAAACAGCATCAACGATGCTGCCCCAATGCCAGAATTATCAAGAAGTGGAAATGTCATAAAGATGATGAAGCGAAAATAAGAAATCAAGTCACCGAGGGGTGTACTCAACTCTTCACCGAGATCAAGAACCAAAAAACAGCAACCGAAGTGTTTGATTGTGAAGATTATCAAATAGTTTTGGAACGATTAGAGGATTTGTTTAATGGATAATTATGTTCGTCAAGCACCTGTAGATTCTATGAAGAATAGAAAACATCTTACTGGGATGTGCAGTTGCTATCACTGTTTAGCTGAATTTAATATAAGTGAAATCTCCGAATGGACAGATGGACATCAAACAGCCATCTGTCCTAAGTGTAATGTGGATGCGGTATTGCCAATATGTGATATTGAGATGCTAAAAAGAATTCAAGGACATTGGTTTTAATTACTCTTCACCACCACCTTCTTCTCCACCCATTCCACTGTCAGCGCCAGATGGAACTACTTCGTCGCCCTCTGTGGGATGGCTAGGTTCTTTCATCTGATTGGGGCCGTCTTTTTGCAGTTTTCTTAATAGAGCCGCCACTTCTTCATCGCCTCTAGCGGCAATTCCGTTTAAGAACTGTATGCTCTCTTCAGGATATTTGCTCATAACAACTTGGAACAATTCCTTCTGAACATGTTCATGATCATCTGCATAATCATTATCATCAGCGTTAAATTTGAATTGGTCTACGGGTTCTGAACCCATGCCAAATTCCTCTCTAAAGTTTCTTTTTTGAAGCCACTCTTGGAACATAGCTCTCTCCCACCCGGTTAAACCAAGCAATAATTGACGCTTGATCATTAATTTTTATTGGTTTGTGCATACTTACATAATAGCAGACATTGTGTATTTATTGTCTGTAGAGTGGATTTCAAGTCACTCTAACCAAAAAGAAAATATCAGGAATCACAGGCTGTAGTGCTTTTGAAGCCAACATTAGAAGTCGAGGAGTAATAAACCATGAGACGAAAACTCATCAAGCAAGACGCCTTCGATAGGATTACTAGTGAGTCGGTAACTACGGCTGAGCGTGAGTTGGTCGAAGCAGCACCAATTCTCGGACAGGCATTGGGTAAAGGTCAACTTT